GTTTTCAATAAACGTGTGTATTTACCGAATAGCCCCCCTCTTAATCCCTTTTAATTAGGTTACCTTGCTCATCAAACATAAATTCTTTTCTAGTAGATATATCTTTATGATGTTCGTTTTCATGACACTCTTTGCATATACCTATTAGGTTGTCTTCGTTAATAGAAATATTTTCATCGTAAACATTACTATCATCTAACCATACTTTATGATGGACTATTCCTGTTCTTCTTTTATCTTTAGGAATATAATCTGATATTCCATTAACATATACTGGCTTATGACATATAGCACATAAACATGACTGCTTTAGCCATATATTGTTCTTAACTTGCTTCCATAGTTTAGATTGATAGAATGATTTCCTTATTCCATAACTCATTATTTAGTTTTCTTTTTAGATTTCTCTACTTTAGTTTTAGGAATAGCTTTCTCTATCTTATTATCTTCTTTAAGTACTTCTATTATCTTTACTAATCCTTTATTAACTAAATGATCTGCTCTTTCTCTAGTAGTTATCCATTCAATTCTATTTGGATGTTTATCTGCTTCTTCATATGGTACTGCTTCATTAATTACTTTTCTTTCTGAACATTCCATATCGTAATAGTTTTGTATACATCTTACTTTAACTTTCATTTTTAATTCCTCCTCATATTTACTTTTACTTTCTTTAAATATATTCATGTAATTGTCTTCTATCTTTTCATAATTAAAAGAAGGTACATTTTGTATCTTCTTTACTACATCTTCAATATTACTTCCGTCAAATTCTATTGTATATCCATTAACACCATCTTTATATCCTATTTCTTCTAGATATGGTAGTGGTGTTGTTATTATTGGAATATTTCTGAATAATCCCTCTTTCAATGTATATGAATCTGCTTCTGTTTTAGATGTCAAACAAACATAACTTGCTATGCTTAGAAACTTATCTACATCTAATCTTGGTGGTATTGTAATTACATTAGGCTCTTTAATAGCTTCTAAATCATTTGTTAGTATAAACCATAAGTAATATATATTATGTTTATCTAATTCTTTTATAAATTTTCTTAATAAGTCTACACCCTTATTTTTGTGTAATCTTGTAGCACTAACAAATATAATTGGCTTTTTATCTTCTATTGTTAATGGATTATAACATAATTCTATTTTGTTTGGTTTTAACATATCAGCCATATTATTTGTTAGATATTGTGTTATTCCTAAGAATGCTGTTATTCTTGGATTTGGTTTTGGTTGGTGGTCATATAAACTATTAGTATAATCAGCATGTATTGTTTGATATATCTTAGCATCTTCATTAATATATCTGATTATGCTCTGATCATAATTTATAATCGCAACATCACATTTTATCTTTTCTCCATTATGTATATATACTCTACAATATTTTTGTATTCTTTCTTTTTGTTTTTCTTCACATCTTTTTGATACAACTGCTATATCTAGATTATGATATTTTTTTACTAATTCATATACATAAGTTTCTATCCCACCTAATGCACTAATTGTAGGCATATATATTATATTTGTATGTTCTATCATAATTTATCAACCATTTCTAGTATAGATTTCATATACATTTTTAATTCTTCTATTAATTCGGCTTTATATTGATTATCTGGTAAATCATTTATTAATCTAAATAATTCACCACAATATTCAAATCTATACCAACACCATCTAGGATTAAAAGTAGTTGCATTTTCATTTAATCTATTCCAACAATGAGTAGGATTTTTAAAACTACTACATGTAGGATTACCTTTTAATATCATTTCATATCCCTGTATTCTATCCTCATATAATGTACCTTCTGGAAATGGATATTTTATATATAACTCTTTTTTTACTACCTTTAACCATGGAGCAGCAAAGCCATTATGAAATTGAGAATCTAAATCATTAATATTTAAAATACTAATTGATTTGCCACTTTCTCTTATTACTTGATATCCTGTATAAACAATATCAGGATAATTATTTTCTTCAATATGCTTTTTTAATTCTTCTAAAACATTATTATTATATAACCAATCATCACAATCGATACATATAACATAATCTCCAGTAGCATATCTAATACATTCATTTCTTGAACCACCACTTAATCTCTTAGTAGTATTCAATATTAATTTGTCTTTTTTTCTTAATTTTTTATTTATTATTTTTACTGATTCATCTTTGCTTAAATCATCAGTAATTATTATTTCATTATTTTTATATGTTTGATTAATTATTGAATCAATACATTTTTCAATATATTTTTCGCTATTATAATTAGGAATTATTATACTGAATTTCATATATTATTTTTTCTTATTAGTAATATTTAAAATTATTAATGTCAAACATATTATAATTGTCATTATTATTGTTTTCATATTACTTCTCCTATCCAAAGTATTTATCTATGTCTTCCTGTGTGGCATTCTTTTCTGATTCTTCTACAGAAGACAATAGTATGTTTATTAAACTTACAAATGACATTTGTTTCATATCATCAAATGTTATATTTAATCTTTTTGCTAGGGCAACTACCTCATATTCATCTATAGGATCATTGTTTTTTCCATTAGATTTAATTTTTTTGTAGTTGCCTTGATATGGGTGAACATCCAAGTTTTATAACTTTATATATCCAGTCCATATCATCATACAACGTAGGTATTGATTTTAAAAAACTATCATAATCAGTCACTTGTGTTTTATCAGCTTCTTCAATCATTACATATGCTACATTTAATAATAATTCAGTCATCGGATCTAAATCATCTAACATAACTTCTCTATTTTGTAATTCATCAGAGAATTTAATTAATTGTTGCATATCATTAAGTAAACTTCTACCAGTTTTGTTCTTATATGCAAATTGAGTATAAGCACTTGACTGCATTTTAAAGTCATTATCACCTATTTTCACTATTTCCATTTTCACACTTCCTTCCTATGTTATTTTTTATATTTAATACACTTTTGGTGTATGAAATATCTTTTTTTAATATTCTTTGCATTTTTTCTTTTCTTACATATGCATCCTTAAAATATTTGTATTGGTATGCTGTACCATTTAAGAATATTAATACTTTATCGTCTTCTAATATTCTTGTAGGTATTCCATATAATGTCATTTTGAATGCTATCTTATCTATTACCTTTATATCTTCGTTATGATAAATATACTTGTATTCATTTTTTATTAATCCTTCTATTTCATACATAATATATCCTTTTCTTTCTTATTTATAGGATACAAAAGAATACTTATTTTTTTAAAACATAGAAAGGAATTTTTAAAAAAGATTACTGGAAGATAAATACCAACGACATTAGTTACAAGTACTTATTTATCCTTTTGTATCCATAAATAAAAAAAGAACGAAATAATCGTTCTAATCATGGTAGAGATATTACTCTCTAGGTGTATCAAATGGGTACTATTACTAGCACCTTAGAATAGATATAACTTACTTATTTTATTATATCGTAAGTATCCATAACAAATGGATATGTCAACATATCTACTCTAAGCTACCAATAAAGGTAGCACGAATAAAAAGGGGTTGATTAGTGATATTACACTAATTATGGAACTTAATTAACATTATTCCATAATACAATTATAATACATAAAAACGTAACAAACGTTATCAATTATTATTTTTTCGCTTTATATCTACAATATTTCACTTTAGAATATCCATCACTTCTATGTAATAAATTATCAATTTCTAACCAACTCTTTTTTTCTTCTTCTTTTAAATAACAAATTAAGCCTATTTCATCAGTCTGGGACATTCTTTTTATTTCGTTTATAATATACTTTTCATATGCATTTATGGTTTCTTGTAATCCTATTATTTTAATATCATATTCTTCATCTTTAATAACATAATGTGTATATTTATCAAATATATTTCTAGAACTATCTACCATTACATCTTTTAGTGATATTGCCCCAGGTTGTGTTTTATTGAAGTTGATTTTCTTTTTTGTAAGATATAGATCTAATTCATTTTCTGCTTTTTTGATTTCGTTTTTAGCTTCTCTTATGGTTAAATGTTTTTCTTGTATCATTTAATCACTCTTTTCTTTTAATTCTTTTTTTATATTATTTATAAATGTTATACAATTATTTGTGTTAAAATCAGATTGACTAAATAATTCATATTCTTTTTTTATATTATTTATTATATTATTTAATCTTTCATTTTCTTCATTTGTTTTCATTTGCAATTCTTTTAATATTTTATAATCTTTATTTAATCTTTCTATTTCTTTGTCTTTTTCTAAATCTTGTGATATTAAATTAGCAACATATTTCATTTGTCCTTCATTCATTATTGCTCACCTACTTTGTTATTTCAGAATATCTTTTCATTGCATCTTTTATTGCATTTTCAATTTTTTCAAATATACACATATAATAAAAACATTGTTCTTTATCTAAAGTTAATATTTCTTGATATTGTTTTTCATTATATTCTGGTTTTTTTATTTGTAATTCTATAGTATATTTTCTTTGTATAAATCTTACATCTATAATCCATTGCAGCATATATCTTTTTATTTCTTTGCATAATTTTTCACTATAATATTTATCTAATATTTTTGTTATCAGTTTCATTATTACTCACCTTTGCGTTCTAAATCCACAATATTTTTATCTATATCTAATATTTCTTTTAATTCTTCTTCATTTAAAATATTTTTACTTACTAAAATTACACATAGTTTTGAAATAGTATTAATAATTTTTATAAAGTCTTCCTGATTATCTTTTACTGTTTGCTTATAAGTATCCATTAATAATTCTTGCAATATATCTTTCATACTTATTCTCCTTTGCTTTTAAGATAATCTAAAATCCAATTAATCATCTCTCTATTTTCTTTTACACCATCTTCTAATAAATATTCTGCTTGTGTCATTGAATACCCTGATACTTCTAAACCTTGAATATCAAATTCTTCTAATTTTTCAGGTATTTTCTTTTCTTCTACTGAATAATCCATTGAACACACTTCTTTTCCATCTTGATACATTTTCCAACCTGTAAAATTATCTTTCTTTTCTTCTATTCTAGGTAAGCCATAACTTTCTCTTATATTATTTAATGTGGGTGATTTCTTTTCTTCTTCTATTATTTCTACTTCACAATTTAGATTTTCTCTATCTACAATATATCTATCAAAAAATATTCTTACACTACAATAGTCTTTATAGCCATTGTCAAACTCAATTAAAGTATCTTCTTTTATTTCCCCATTTGCTATTTTATTTAATAAATCTATTATCTTCATATTAACCTCCTATAGTGTGCAATATTACCATAATGTTATATTGCACCAGTTTATTATTAGTTAAGCCCTTATAAATAAGGTCTTTATTCCATATTTTTTTTATTAAATACTTTTTAAAAAAATCGACTATTAATTTTTATATATTATTTACTAGATTAATTATTTCGATTAATTCATTAATATCTACATATCCTTTTACTGAATCATTTGTATCTAAATAATCTGCTGTAACTAAATTACCATCTGGACTAATTATTGCTATTTCACATTCATTACTTTCTATTTTTATATTATTATATCTAATCAATTCTTTTTCACTAATTGGATACATGTATTTGTCATTATGATGATTATCACTATAACTTCCAAATCCATTAAATACACTTAATGTATAACCATTACTAAATGTTATCCAAAAATGTCCTTTATCAGTTATTAAATTCATTATTTATCACTTCCTTTAAACCTTCTAATCTATTTAATAAATAATCTTTTTGCTCTGAATTATTTTTTATTCCATAAGTATATAAATCTTTAATATCCTTTTCTATTTCTTCTATTATGTATTGTTTTTGTGTTGCTATTTTTTTGTATTTTTCACATTGATTATTTAATCTTTCTATTTCTTTATCTTTTTCTATAAATACATCTGTTGCACCTTCGTATACAATATGTTCATCTTCTAAAAACTCTGCTAAGTCATTACATTCTTCTTCCATTATTTCAGGAAATCTTAAATATATATCTGCTGTTCTTAATACTATTGGTTTATTCATCTTTATCTTCTCCTTTTAGTATATTTAATAATTCTCTACACCATTGCTCATTAATTAAATCTTTATACATAATATTCACCTCATTTAAAACTTAAATTTTCTAATTTAGCTTTCTTTTGTGCATTAGAACTTCTTGTATATAATCTTGTTGTTTCTAGTGAATTATGTCCTAATATATCAGCTAATTCTGTAATATTATTGTTATATTCATCTAAGAATACCTGTGCAAATAAATGTCTGAATGAATGTGCATGAACTTTCTTTTTGTTTACTCTTGCAGCTCCTGCAACCTTTTTCATTTGTCGCCATATAGTAGATGCTGATGGCATTTGATTTTCTTTTTCACCTTTAAATATATATCCATGTTCTATATGTTGTTCTTTACAATATTTTCTTAATTCTCTAGTTAGATCTTGCCTAACTATAATATTTCTTTCTTTACCTTTATTAAAAGCTACTATATAATTGGATTCCAAATTTTCTTTAGTAAAATACTTTAATTCTGATATTCTTATTCCTGTCATTGCTAATACTTTCATGATATAGTGTAGTTTAATAAGCCCCATACTTTTTGAAAATCTTAAAAGTCTTTTATAATCACTTATAGTTAATATATCTTCAATACTTGATTTAACTTGTTGTTTTATTTTTTTTATTGTTAAATCTTCTAATTCTAAATATTTTAAAAACTTGTTTAATTCTTTGATCCAAGTATTAATGCTACTGGTTGATGGTCTAGGATTTTGATTATAAAGATATTCTTTATAATTAATTGTTGTTTCTTTTGTTATTATTTCTCCATCTTTTAATAATTTAATAAATTTTAATACATTGGATCTATATTGATGCAATGTATTTTTTGAATACTCTTGATATTTTTGTGTAGTTATCCATTCATCCAATTTGATTAATAGTTCTTCTTTAGTCAATATTAATCACCTATTCTTTTGGCATTTCATAAACAACACAAGATAATTCTTTTATTTCAGTTTTTGTTGTAGGTGCAATTCCTAAATTAAATTTCATTTTGTTTTTTAAATCTTCCTTACATTTACATTCATATTCTGTTGTTGTTATTATTGGTTTTAATAATTTTTGTATTTCATCTAATATTTCTAATGCTCTTTCTTTTTTATAATATCCAAAATCTGTAAATCCCAACGATATACTACAATTTCCATCATGGTGGTTATATATTCCTATTGCTTCCACTTTTCTTAAAACCATTTTATCTTGGCTTCTTATCCATAATTCCATCTTTTAACCTCCTATTTTTTTGAATAAGTAATCTATTAAGTGTATATTTAAAATCTTCTTTTTTATTTTTAAATACAAATCTTCCACACCAAGTACATATCATTCTATTACGTTGAAAGAATAAACTATGACCACATTTGCACTTTATAGTATTATAAGTAATAAAATTTCTTTTTCGTTCAATATCAGTATTACTTGGCATTTATGATCCTATTTATCACGATGCATTTTTTTGCTTATCATACTTGTCTTTGTGCAATTTTTAATTTTCATTCTTTCTTGTTTAGGTGGTCTTCCACTTGGTATTTTTTTAACTATATATTTATCTGTCATAGATTCCTTTAGTTTTTCTTCTAATTCTTTTATTCTAGCTTCTAATTTATTTATCTTTGAAATAAATCCACCTTTTGCTGAATTAGTTTTTCTTTGCTGATTTTCTATTTCTTTTGATAACTTTAAATTACTATTAAAAAATTTATTTAATTGTTTACGATATAATTCATTTTGCATTTTTAATTTTTTATTTTCTTTAGACGTTTTTATTAATCTTAGTATCATTCTTCTACCTCCATTTCATCTACTCTTTTTAATATTTTTAATAACTTTATGCAAAATTTATATAATTGAATTGGATTAATAATAAATTGTTTTTGTTCTATATTTTTATTTTTTATTTTAAAATCTTCTTCTATTAACATTTTTGTTATTATTTGTATTGAATCATCTAATAGATTAAAATTATCATCCATTATCTTCCTCTTTATAAAACATTTCAACTCTTATTAATCCTTTTTTACTTTCGCATACTCTAAAATCATTTTTGTCTATAAAACAATTACTGCTCTTACTAAATTTATTTTCATTATAGTAAACATATTTATATTTCTTAGATATTTTATAAGTAATTGCTAGTAATGTTATAGCTAATATAATTGTTATTAAAACCACACCTGAAATTCTTAATATTAAATTTCTTAATTTCATATACAATCATTAACTCCTAACCAATCTAATAATTCTGAATAACATTCTTTACATAAACAACATATTTTTTTTGTAGTAACATCAACATTTCTAGATAATGTAACTCGATCATTTTTAAAAATTATTTTCCCACATTTACAACATATTCGACCATTAGCATTAGAGATGTTATTGATAAATGTATATAATTCTTTATCATTCATATTTTTAATATTTTTAATATTTATATTCATTAATCATCCTCCACTTTTATTATTATCCATCCTTTATCATTAGTTCTTTTTCTATATGTAGGTGAAGAATAAAATGTAATTGTTTTTATTGTAACTCCAAGCAAATTTGCTAAATATTGTTTTGTTCCTAAATCTATGAATTGATCACCACGATATAAAGCAAATATCATCTTAACTACCTTCTTCAATTAGTTCATATATTGCTGATGCTATTTCATCTTTTTTTATTTCAAATTCAATAATTATTTCTTCAACTTGATCTATTGTTTTATTTAATTCTTCTATAAATTCTTTAGTTTCCATTGTCTTCCCTCATTTCTTTTATTTTTTGTTTGTAGTGAATAACTTTATCCTCTAATTCCATTATTTGATATTTTAAATCGTTTATTTGATTTTCTAAGTCTACTATTAAATTATTTTTTTTAACTTCTACTTCATAAACTAGCTCGTATAAATTTTCTAAGTTTTGTTTTCTTTTTGTTTTAAATTTATCTTTTATTCTTTCTAACATTTAATCCTCCATAAATTCTTCTAATAATTCTTCTAATTCTTTACGTTCATCATAAGAAAGTGGTACTTTTTTGATTTCAGGTAAATCTAACCATGATGGTTTTTCTAAAACTTTATATTCTGGTTTATCTGATAAATATCCCTTTTTAATATTTATTAATACTTTTTCTAAATATCTTAATGAATCAACATGATGATCTTTACAATAGTCAATTGCTTTTTTGATATGCAATTCACTATAATCTGAATTAGAAATGTTTTCTAATATTTCAAAATCTGTTCTATGATTTAATCGTCTGTAATTTTTTTCAACGTAATCTATTAAACTATTTATATTCATATATATCCCATTCCCATTTACATTAACATTATCATTTACATTAACATTATCATTTACATTAGGTTTTTATTTTAAATAACCTATGGTTTTTAATTTTTAAAACCTATGGTTTCTTTTTTGGTCTTCCACCTTTTTTTCCATTTACATATCGTTTAGTATTTGCAGCAACTTGTGGCTTAATTAAATCCATAATAATCTGACCGACATCATCGGTTAACTCGATAACATTTTCATTTAATCCCAACTCACAAATAGCCTCAAATATATCTGCTTTTAATTCTTTGCTTTTAACTCTTTGCATTGCTTCATAAAAGCTTCTATAAAATATAAAGCTATCTTTCATATGGTATTCCTTTCTATGATTTGATTTTTTAGTTAAAATCTGCTATAATAATTACAGATTTTATTTATTTAAAATCGTTTGTTATTTTTGACTGATTTGTGTATACATTTCAGTCTTTTTTTGTTCTATATTTTCTTGTCTTTTTCCTAATGTTATAGATCCTACTATTACTACTAAAAATAAAGAACTAACTATTAAGAAACTTTTAACTGATTCTTTTAATTTGTATCTTTTCATATTCTCACCCTCTCTATATTCCAAATTTTTTTCTAACTAATTTTGTTAGTGCGAGTAATTGTCTACCTCTAGGAACAAAATATCCTTTGGTTTCCATCTCTACTCTTATTTGTTTTATATAATCAACACATTTATTAATACCTAATTCAGGAATTAGTAATTTTAAATCCTGTGCTGTTATATAGGATTGATTTAATATTTCTTCTTTTGTTTTCATTCTTATCACCTTAACATTTTGTTAATTTATTTAGTATAAAAAAACATACATATATCGCAATTAAAGCAATTGGATAATTTGACTAAAATACTTGCTTTTATAACTTCAGCATTCTTTTCATATTCAACATAGGTTGTTCTTGAAATTCCGAGATAACTACACACTTCATCAATTGTTTTTCCTGCTCTATTTCTTTCTGCTTTAATATTATTAGCAATTATTTTTCCATCTAATATTTTCATTTACTTTCCTCCTAACTTAACCAAATTATAACTTAACGTTTTGTTAATGTCAATACCATTTTTTAACAATTTGTTAAGTTTACATTGATATTTTACAACAAATAAATTATACTATTTGTAGAAGGAAGGGATAAAATGGGAAAAGAAACTGATTTAAAAATATATTTAGCTTCTAACATTAAATTTTTAAGAATCAAAAAAAATATTACTCAGAAAAAAATTGCTAGTGAATGTGGTAAAACAGAAGCAGCTATTAGTTATTGGGAAAATGGAACTAGAGAACCAAATGCTGTAGATATAGGAATACTATCTAATTTGTTTAATGTGGCTGTTGATGATTTAATTTTAAAAGATTTGCGATTAGAAGAAGATACAGAAGAACTAAAGATTTTTTTATTAAAAAATTGGAATTTATTAACAGATGATGATAAAGAATATATAAAATTTATTATTGAAAAAAGAATTAAAGAATTAGATAATTAATTTTTAATTAAATATTAGGGGGAAAACATGGCAGTATATAAAAGTAATAAAATTACTAAAGATGGAAGAAAATATTTCTTTAGAATAAAATATAAAGATATTTTAGGAGAAATTCATGATTATGGATCTAAAAAATATAAAACTTATAAAGAAGCAGATTTAGAAGAAGCAATATTTAAAACTAAATTAAACATTGAAAATTTGTCTACTTCTAGTGTTACTATTGATAATATATATAAAGAATACTATATAAAAAAATCAAAAGAAGTAAAAAAACAATCACTTGCTAAAATAAATGATTTATATAAGCATTTTGAACCAATTAAAAATATTAAGATAAATGATCTTAATATAAATATATATAAAAAATTCAACAATTATATAGAAGAATTACATTTTTCTACTAAACATTCCAATAAAATTTTAGGATTATTAAAATCATTAATAATATATTCTAGTAAGTATTATAATACAAATGATTCATTATTAAAATATATTGAACCATTTAAAGCAGTTAATGAATTTAAAAAAGAAATGAATTTTTATACATATGAAGAATATTTAAAGTTTTCAAGCGTTATTGATGATCATGAATGGAAACTATTTTTTGATATGCTTTATTTTTTAGGTTTAAGATGTGGAGAATGTCAGGGATTACAATTTAAAGATATAGATTTTGATAAAAATACAATTTCAATAAATAAAACACTAACATGTAAGCTTAAAGGCGAGAAATGGACTATATCAACTCCAAAAACAAAAAATAGTATAAGAGTACTACCATTGACAAAAAAACTCATAGACGGCTTAAAAACTATGTCAGATAATGCAAAAAAATATTGTGATTATAGTAATGAGTGGTTTATTTTTGGAAATGTAGTACCTTTTAGAGAAAATACTATTCAATTAAGAAAAAATAAATATTGTGATATAGCTGGTTTAAAAAGAATTAGAATACATGATTTTAGACATAGTTGTGCAAGTTTATTAATAAATAATGGTTCTTCAATTATGTTAGTTTCAAAATATTTAGGACATAGTAATATTTCTATAACCTTAAATACATATACACATATGTATAAATCAGAGTTAGAAAATATTACTTTAGCATTAAATAATTTATAAAAAGTGTGGTTGGAAGTGTGGTTCGTTACACTATAACATAGAAAAAAGCCCGTAAATAAAGGGCTTTTGTTGTTAAATGGTCGAGAAGACAGGTTGTGCAGATAGCATTTTATAGTCTATTATTTCCCATAAATACGGGCTTTATAACATAGTAAAAAACTACAAAATACAATAAAATTTAAAAAAAGTGTGGTTGAAGTGTGGTTGAAAATTGAACTAAGATAGTCAAATTTGATTGATAAAATAAAAAGAACACAAATTTGACTAAAAAAGCGATTTGTGGTCTTCAATTAAAAAGGAGGTGCTATATGATAATTTTATATATTAGAATAAGATCCCTTAAAATTATTCTAAAATTAATCAGACACACTTCCTAATAGAAGTATACCACAAATCGCTTCACATTTAAAGACATAAAAAAAGAACTAGGTTTTACCCTAGTCTTATTTCATTTGTATACCAATTATAGTATGTCCTGGGATACCTGCATAACTTTCTGTTCCTGATGTAGTTCTACTATCGACAAATGTTAGCCATCCATCTTCTTTTGTTTTTACTCTATAACTTACATATCCCTGTGTACTTCTTATTTTTACCATGTCCATTGATGTACCTAAAATACCAGCATATGAATTAGCACTACCATCACCATAGTTATCACTAGAAACTTCTTCAAGCCATACACCATTTTTAGTGTGTGCTTGTAAGAATATTTTACCATATTGTGCTTTTGCTCTTATTCCTGATATTGGTGTAGATCCTATTCCTGCATAACCTTCAGGAGTACTATCACATTTACTAACTTCAGGTAACCATCCATTAGCATATGCTTGATATGTTATAGTTCCTGTATATCCTGGTTCTGGTGTAGGTGATGGATCAAATTCAGTAGGATTGTAAATAAATCCCTGAAATCTATAACCACTTCCAATATTATATGGTGGTCTTATTCTTGTTAGATAAAACAAAGAACTATGCCATCCACTATTAGACAAAGTAATTGAACCATCGCTATTAATTTGTTCTACTATTGCTACGTGTCCGGCTGCAGAACCTTTGCCTTCCCAACAAGCAACTGCTCCTAGCTTTGGTGATTGTCCTCTTTTATAACCATCATTTTTTGTATACCATTTCTCTGCATTAGCAGTACTTAAGTTACATTTAGACATATTTGCTTCTTCCATGAAACGACCATAAGCATATGCTGTGCAATTTCCGTTGTTTTGGAACATTCCATATCCAGCAGGAACAAATGGATTCATATTTGAATTATAATATTTATTACTACTGCTTGGTGTAGTTAATCTTGGATTAAACTTCATCTTGCTCCTCCACTTCTATTATTTCTACATTATCTGCTTCTTCACATGCTTGTATAAATTCATTGTTTTCATCAAATGTTGTTTGAATTTCTTCATTCTCCATTTTTTTCACTTCCTTCATTTAATTTTTGAAAATATTTTTTAAATTTAACATTAACCCCTATTTCTCCTAAATTTTCATAAACTGAAATTCCTTCTGTTGCAATACATACAACTGCAGAACCAATTAAGAAAATATTAACTTTAACAAGCACATCAATTAGATATCCAAGTAATATTGCTATTACCCATCCTGTCTTTTTAATGTACCCATCTCTAGAAATAGATGAATTTACTTTCTTATTTTTAAAAGCTTTAAGATATCCTGTTAGAATATCAGCAAAAATAAAAAGACCACATAATTTGAATATGGTCTTTGCATCACTTACATGTGATATTGCATTTATAAATTCTTCCATATTGTTCTTCCTTTCTATATTCTTTTACTCCAAACTTGAATGTATATCCATCTCGTGTTCTTATTTCATAAAAATTATATTCTGAGTTGTATGATATATAAAATATTTGTGTATTTATACTAACATCTATTATTTGTAGTATTTCTTCTGGAGTAAGAGTGTAGTTTTTTTCTTCTAAATATTGTTGTATTTCATTTGAATACATAAAATAACTTTATTTCCATTTTCCGATTGCATATATACTTAAAATATATGCTGCACTTGAATTTGATGTTCCTCTTGCCATTTGAATACTACCTGTACCTGTGGCTGACGCTCCACCATCATTCATTGGAATTAATGAAGTACCTCCTATATTTGTAAATTGAATTGTTGGTCTTTCAATAAATAAATTTGTTGGGAAAGATACAGATGGTATTGAAGCAATATATAAACCACTACCCCATGCCGTAGTTACACTAAGTGTACCATTTATATTTTGCCAACATTCTGATATACCACTATTCCATTTTCTATATTTCCAATTGCTTGATGTTCCTTCTTCTATAACAAAATCTGCAAGTAAACCATTTATATAATCACAACTATATGTATCTATTGTACTATTATTTTTCGTATTTTTAATAAAATCTGTTTTATCTATCAATTTGCTATTTATTTTCATATTATCTAGTTATTACTAGATTTAGAATGTAATACTAATCAGTTGTTTTGGTGTATTCTATAATAGCCTTAAATGGTAGACTATGAAATTGATCTGAATAATCTAGTCTTATATTTGATGATACTTTAATTATTCTTGAAGTGTTAGTTCCATCACGATATATTGATTTTCCAATAATATATTGAACACTATTACCACTATCTTTTATATTACCACCTATATCTGTTAATGTATCAATAGTGCTATCAGTTAGTATTGTTTGATAACTACCAGTTGAATTAATAGTTCCTTCTATTGCTTTTCTATATATAGGTTTCCCATCTACCCAAGTTTTATTTGTTTTTACTTCGTTTGTTGAATATGTTTCCTTTAAATATTCTTTTGTTTCTTCATTTATATAATTCATATCTAATAATTTATTATTTATCATATACACGATGATTTAGTATCGTGATGTTATGTTAATCAGTTGTTTTGGTGTATTCTAATATTACATACATAGAGTTAGCACCCCATGTATCATTAATAATTCTAAAATTAATATTTGAACTATCTACTTTTGTAATTCCAGACAATTTACCTCCACTTGAAAATACAGGCAATGTAAATGTTCTTTGAATTACTCCAATTACTTGAGTTGTATCACCATAGTTAGTTACATTATGTGGAATAGAAATGTTTGTTACACCTGAAGCATTACCTATTGTTGTGTTCCATTCATATTCTATTACTTTTCTATAAATAGGTTTCCCATCTATCCAATTTTTATTTGTTTTTATTTCTGATGTTGAATAAATAACAGGTGTATTATCTTTTATATAATCTATATCTAACAACTTATTATTAAGCATAAACATCACAGGATGATGATACTAAATAGCACCATTCACCCCACATTCTAAATAAAGAGGTTCTAGTAAATAACTTGAACCTCCTCTCTGCATAATATACGTTTGTTTGTTTGTTTGTTTGTTTGTTTGTTTAAGGATACGTTATTCTTAAACATTGTGTCAATACTTTTCATACAATTTCCTCCTAACTATTGACTATTATCGGAACTAAAGCCCAATTGGTGCTATCTGAACTTGGTCTAGTTGCAGTATTAGTTCCTGTTGTATTTTCATACAAACAATTATTATCTACTACAATGTCACCTATTGCATATGTAGCAGATGATGACCAAGTATCACTTGCTAATCCTAAGGCTGTTAAAATATCTGTTTGTAATCCATTAAGATTAGTTTCATTGATTGGTGTTGTAGTACTTGGCAAATTACTGAATGTTCTCATTCCTATCATCCTCCTCCATATCATGAATGATTTTCTTTTGAACAATTAAAAGGTCAAGTGCATCCACTCGACCATCTCTATTTACATCTTCCATAGAATAACTATTAACATGTATTAAATATATTATTAATAAAAATATTATCAAACATAATACAATAATTATATTATCTTTCATTTTCTAATACCTCTATTCTTTGAGTTAATTGTTCTATTATTTTTTGTTGTTCTTTTATTGCTTGTAAACATACACTTGTCATAGAATATAAATCTACTCCAACTTCTTTTCCTTCTTCATCTACTGCTGTTATTTCACTTGAATAGTTGTATTTATCACCTATAACAAATCCAATATGTTTTTTATCTTTATCTTTTTGATACTTAAAATTATATTTATATATATCTACATCTTTTATAATATCTAATGCATTTGTTAATTTATCAAAGTTTTTCTTTTCTGATTCTAATGATGTTTGAATTACTTGTGGTGTTTCTATATTATAAGAACGAATAGTTGTTGAACTACCCATACCAGATAAACCAATTATTGGTGTTTGTAATGTGTTATACATTGTAATAGATCCACCATTTAAACCATACCATTTTATAGATCTTGCACTTTGAGAATAATAACAATTTCCATTTTCATAATCATTTATTGTATATCTAGCATTTTCACCTTGACTACTTAAATTTATAGAACCACCATTAATTGTATTACCTTGCATTGTATTACCACTAATTGTAGTACCTTGTAATGTTCCACCACTAACTCTATTAGCACTTATAGTTCCTGTTGTTATATTAGATCCATTAATTGTAGTTGTTCCAGATCCACTTAAATCAGTGGCAGTAACATAACCTACTAAATTAACTTTACTTGCTTGAATTTTGATTTGTTCTGCTGTTTGATTAATTTTAGAAATTATTTCATCATCTCCAACTTTAGATGCAACCTCTAATGTTAATTCATCAGCAGTTTGTTGTAATTGAGAATAATTTGAATAAGCATTTTCTTTTGTTTCATAATCTCTAGAAACTTGCGTTGTTATTGCAGTTGCTGTTTGTTGCATTGAACTTTGCAATTCAACTTTAGTTGCATATTGTGCTGTATAAGCATTTAATACCATTAGTCTTGCAAATAAATAACCTGATGTATATCCTAATAGTTCTACTTTATAATTACCTTCTGTTAATGCAAAATGGCTTTCTATTTCATCAGCAAAACTATAATTTGTTGTTACTGGTGTTGATAATAAACTAACTGAACCATTAGCATTATATTCACATCTTTTTATTATTTGGCATGTATTAGCTTCATAATCTGCTATAAATTCATCATAATTATCAGTATCATAATATAATAAATCTTGTGGCAAAACATAATCAAAAATATCATTTGTACTAGTGTTAGTAAATCTCAATGTTCTTACTTGTGAAAATAATGTATTACTAGGATATAAATTATTTCTAGGATATAAATAAGATATATTATCAGTTATTGGATGTATCTCAATTCTGATAGGATATGAATTAGCAATATTTTGTAATTCAGTATCTTCTATAGATGCATCAGTTGCTGTAGCTGATGTTGTAATATCAGCAATATCTCCTATCTGTGCTTCTATTGAATCTATTTCTTGTGTAATAGTAGATGTTTTAAGGCTTCTATCTCCTATTGCTTGTGTATTGTTATAAACTTGTGTAGTAAGACTATCATATCCATTGATAACATTAGTATTTAATGTACCTGTTGTTATGAAATCTGCAACTATTTGACCATTCATAGTCATTGCTATTCCATAAGTTCCATTAATTCCTGTACTTGAATATCCTAAACCATTTAAATTCCATCTCCACACTTTTTGAGCAGTTGATGGATTGTCTGTATCCATGATATATAAATTTCCTGTTTCATAATCTAAATATATATATCCACCTAGTGCATTATTAATTAAGTTTGTTGCTTCGATTTTGGCTTGACTTAAAATACTCGATGGATTTATTTGTTGTAATGCTTGTGTATTAGAATTAATTGAATTTGCTATTGTTTTTTGAATAGTTCCTATTTCAAATCTATCAATAGTATCTGTTAATACGTTATAAGTAGTTTTAGTTACTTTAGTTGTATAATCAAATCCTAATATTTCAGCCGTTATTGTATCACCTAGATTAACTCTTTCTAATCCTTGATACATAACTTTATATTCTTCTACTTTGGATAATTCTACCCAATCAATTTTTATAGTTATTTGTGGTTTATCTATTCCTTGATTAAATAATTCATTTGTTGCTAATCTCAAAGCATTATATGCATCTTGTATATTAGTATATGCTCCCTCTTGTTGCCCTGTTGGATCATATGCTATATTACTAAATTCAACCTTTGTTATTCTTGGTGTAGGATAATTATTAATAATTGGTGAATCTACATATTTTTCTGGTAACAATAAACCATTATATCCTATTGGCATTATTCTAGTATACATTGATGTAATATCAACTATTGTTTTTATCTGTGTTATATTTTTACCAAATAATAATTTAACACCATTATTAGATCCTCTACTTTGTAATAATTTAATAATAAAATTATCTCTTTCTATTTCACCACCAAATAGATTTATCATTGAATTATCTTCATTACCCATTATTGCATCAATTGGATTTCTTCTAACATATCTACCAGTAGCACTACTAGATATATCAGATTGAAATGTGAAATTAGTAGAATATTGAGTATTATTTAATAACCAGTTACCGAATGCTTGACAAGTTAAATTTTGTGGATATACATCTTCTAACATATTATTTAATAAATCATATGAAATATGTAATGCATATACCTCTATTACATCAAAATCTTTTGTTACTCTATCTATTCTAAATAATTGATAATTATCATTACCGACATTTGTTTTAATAATATTATCTTCTACTAAATATTCACTCATTGAAGTATCTAATGGATATGTTAATTGTAAAACATAATCACCATTTAATGATTCAATAACATTTGCTTTTATGCAGTCTGTTAGAAATCCTAAACCATTTCTTTCAAAATTAGTTTCATTACTTGCATATATATTCATATTAATCACCTAAATATATGCTTTCTTATAATCTACTTTAAATTGTGTTATAGTTCCTGTATATGAAATAGTATTTAATCCTTTTTGTAAATAAGGGAAATCATATTTCATTTGATTTGAACAATTAACACCATTAGAATTAACAATTACTTTTGCATCACAATCAAGAGTATATGTTAAATTTGGATCTAAATCATATAAATAGAATGTTTTATTATTAAATGTTATTGTTAAATCACCATTACCAATTAATGTAATTGTAGGATACATATTAGCAGTTGAATTAATTGTTACTGATGTTGGTGTTTCAGTAATAGTTAATGTAGTTGCATTAATATCTCTTGAAATAGGATTAACTTGAAATTGAACTGGGAATTTTCTAAACATTGCGACCTTTTCAAAATCTATTTGATTTTTTACAAAAGCAGTATATTCTGTTACACCATCAAATGAAAGAGTTCCATAACCATCTAGGAACTCTTTTATTGAATCAATTGTATACTTTTCAGTATCAAAATGACAATCTAATGTGCATACAAAAGAACTATAAGTTCCTTTATCTACAACTAACAATCCATTTTTTCCTTCTATGTCATAAGTTTTAATATTCTTTTGACCTTTTATTATATCTGGTATCTTTTCTACTATTATTCCTTTAGTTCTTAATTCAGTACCCTTCCATAATATCATACTAATTACCTCCTACTGCTAATGACGAATTTTTTCTATAGTATTCTAATTCTTCTGCTAATGCTTGAATATCTTGTTCTCTTTCATTATTAAAGTTTTCTATTTGAATAATTATAGGATTAGAATTTGCTGTAGGATTAATTGTAGGATTTACTGAAGCTTGAACTCCAGCATTTAAATCACTCATAGCTCTATTTACATCTGCTATAACTGAAGGCATTCCTTTTTCAAAACCTACTCCAATTCCTTCTGCTAAATATATACCAACTTCATCACGCATTAATTTTGATGGAGAACTAATTCCAAATAAGTTTTTTAAGAAACTAGTTACATCTCCAACCCAACCTTTGATTTTTTTCTTTAACCAGTCTTTAGCATTTTTTATTCCTTCCCAAATACCTTCAACCATACGTTTTCCAACATCTGCTAATTTACTTAATCCTTCTCCAAAAGCATTAACCATAGAGGTTATTATTTCTGGTATCTTTTTAACTAATTGAGGAACTGCTTTTATTAATCCTTTTGCAAGTTCTAATATTAAAGTAACACCTGCTTCTAATAGTTTAACTTTCATATTTAATAATGCCATTGTAATCTTGATTATTATCTCTGGAAGTCTTTCTAATATCTCTGGCAACGCATTAATTATTCCTTCTAATAATCCCATCATCAATTCAATACCAGCATCAATTATTTTATCAATATTATCTAATAATATATCTACCATATCTAATATTACTTTAGTTATTGTTGGAATTAATTGTGGCAATGCTTGTGCTATACCTTTTATTAATTCAAGTAATATTTTTATACCTGTTTCTAATATCATTGGTAAATTTTGAATTATAAAATTAACTAAGCTGGTTAACATATTAGTAACAAGTTGTGCTATTGGCTCAGTATTTTCTGAAATATATGTAAATAAACTTGTAATTAGATTTTGAACTGCTTCTAATAATTGAGGTAACATATTTACTAATATTTCTGATATTTGAGGAACTACTTCTTCAATTAATGTTGTAATTCCTTCTAATATATCTGGTGCTAATTCAGATATTGCATCAGCAACGTTTTTAACAAGGTTTCCAACGGTCTTTGCTAAATCCTTTGCACTTCCACTACCATTTAAGAAATTATCAAAAGCAGCTTTCATTGATTTTGCAGATCCACTTATTGTTTTTTCTGCTTCTTTTGCTGTTGTTCCTGTTACATCTAATTCTTTTTGAATTACATGAATTGCACTATATACATCACTTAAATTTTTAATATCATAATGAACTCCACTAAATTTTTCAGCATCAGCAAGTAATCGTTCCATTTCAGTTTTAGTTCCACCATAACCTAATTTTAAGTTATCCAACATTGTATAATTTTGCTTTGCAAATCCTTGATATGCATTTTGGATTGATTGCATGTCTGTACCAAATTTATTAGCATTATCAGCCATATCAATAAATGCCATATCAGCAATATCAGCAGCCTTTGATGTATCACCTGCTAAACTTTGTAATAAACTAGCACTAAATGATGTAACACCTGCCATATATTCATTAGCACTAACACCTGCAGTCTTGTATGCTTTTTCTGCATTAGTAATAACTTTATCTGCATTATCTTTAAATAGTGTTTCTACACCACCTATATTTTGTTCTAATTCTGCATAAGATTTAACACCTGCTGCTACAACTCCTGCAAGTGCTGCTCCAACTGCTGCAGCAACTTGTGTAACCTTTTTCAAAACATCTGCTGCTATACTTCCAACTTTTTTTAATCCTTCACCTAAACCACTCAAATCAATTGAACCTGTGTTTTTTAGTTCTTGATTCATATTTTTTAGGTAGCCTTCTGTTTTAGCAATTTCTACACTTAAAGCTCTATATGACTCTTTTTGTTCATCAGTAAGTTTTGAATAGTCGCCCATTTGTTTTTGTGCATCTTTTAATTGTGTTAATTTTTGTGATGTAGCTTCAATATTTTTTTTTAAAAGTTCTTGTTTTTGTGCTAATAATTCTGTGTTCTTTGGATCAAGTTTCAATGCTTGATTTAATTGTTTTAATTCACTATTAGTAGCATAAATAGTTTTATTAACACTTTTTAAAGAATCTTCTAATTTTGTTGTATTACCACCAATTTCAATAGTAATACCTTTTATGTTTTTACTTGCCATTTTATACCTCCTTATGAATACTAAAAAAACTACTCTTAAAAGTAGCCTTTTTGCTACTCATAAGAGTAGCCATTTATTATTCTGATACTTCTTGTGAATATACACTACTGAAGAATGCGTTATATGCTGCAGTATTTGTTTCATTAGGTTCTAAGAAAACTCTAACTGCTTTATCACTTAATCTAGGCATTGCTTTCATTGATAATGTATCAGTATTAGGAGTAATTGATGCTTCTGTAGTTGCACTACCTGTATCAGGTCTAGTTAAACTACAATTGTAGTACCAATACTTTCTATTGTTTTGATCTCCGTCAATTTGAAATCCAAATGCAAAGCCACTTGCTTTATCAGTTGCTTTTTCTATGTAAGCTCCATTTGCATCAACTGTTTCACCTAATATTTTTGTTCTAATTTCATCAGGAATTAAAGCAAGTTCTAGATCGCCTTCATATCCTTGATTTGCAGTAGAACTAAAATAAATAGTGTTATCAGCATAGAAATCATTTGTATCACCACTAGGTGATAATGTTAGATTTACTGCTCCAGGAACTGCAATTGGTGTATCATATACATAATTTCCACCATTATCAATAGTAAATGGAGCTATATGACAATTTGATAAACCAAATTTAACTTTATTTTTACTCATATTAATCCTCCTTATATTTCATAAAAATTATGATAAATTCTTTCGTCTTCATCCCATACTTCATCTTCTTTGTCATATGGAATTAAGTTGTTAGTTAATAAATCCTCAATTTTTTGTTCTAAAACAACATCTTTTTTATCTGTTACAACTTCTATTTCATAGTTATAATTTCTAAAATAAGTATAATTATCTGCTTTAAATGTTTCTGGGCTTGTTTCTCTATATACTGCAAATGGTGGATTTATATTTTTGTTTGACTCGAAATGGTCATATGCTATAGGAATATCTAATGTTTTTAACAAATCATATAATTCTTTATGTTTCATGTTATCCTCCGTTTTTTATTACTTTTTCAACATCTTTTTCATATTCTTTAATACATTTTTCCTCAACTGGCTTAATATGAACTTTAGGTTTTGTAGTTCCACCATTTCTTTTAGCATGTGGCTTTTCAAGTAAATGTGTTAATTGCCATGATGTACCATTATGAATAATACAATCAATATAGCCTTTACCTTTACTTGTTTGAACTCGCCAACCTTTTCTATATTTTCCAGTTCTTTTTGGTGATGTATTTTTTAATTCAGCAACACCTTTTTTAGAAACGTTCTGTGCTGATTCTTGTATTCCTTCTTGAATATCTGAAGAATAATCATTTAAGATGTCTATAACATCTAATATTGAATCCTTACTCACTTGTTTCAACTTCTTTTATTCCTATTTTTTTAGCACAAACTAAAACGATATCAAATTTATTTTTAGGATCAATTGTCCTAATAATTTGATATCTTTCATTATTCCAATTCAATTCACTTTCTCCATTGTAATTAAGTTTTTTAACAACAAATTCACAACTTGGAGTTAATCCTACCTCTACAGCACTATAAAATTCATTAGTCCTTAAACTTTGTTTTTTAGCATAGCATTTAGTTAATGTTTCAGAAGAAGGTAAAATATTGCCTATTTCATCTTCTTCTTTAACTTGATTAACTAAATATATAATTTCACTATATTGCATTATTCAGAAACCTCTTCAGGTGGTAATAAACCACTTATAATGTATTCAGATGTGTGTCTTAATACATCTTTCTGAAGTTGGTATGAATTAGAATATAATTCACTATTATCTACATCTAAAAAACTTAAAACATATGTAATTATAGCTGTTTTAACTAAACTATTTGGATTATCAACTAAAGTATCGACTATGCCGATACCTTTTAAATCAAGTTTACCTGCTTCAATCCATGTATTTATCATGTCATCGAAATCAGTATGATTTATACCTTGAATTTTTTTTATTTCGTCTAGCATAGTCTACCTTCTTTCTTATATTATTCTGATACTTCACCAGTTTTTGCAATTAATGTGAATGCTTTATCTGCTACTGCTTCAATACCAACATATTCTCTACCTAAAATACGAACTAGATCATATTCCATAGCAGATTTGTCATCATATTTAAGTGTTATACCTTCTCCATTAGGGAAGTTAAATAATGCACCAATATCGAAATCACCAACTATAGCATATACTGCTCCAGCATTTGCTGAATTATAAGCAGGTAGTGAATTATTAAATACTACTCTGTGTCCATCAAATATATCTTGTGCATAATTAGCTCCAAATTGAACAGCTTTAAATGCTGCATAAGTAGCTTTATTCATAACGATTGTTATATCTTGTGCTTCATCACTTAATTGAGATACTGCATTAACGATTGTGTCTAATGCTGGTGCACCTGTGATTTTAGCAGCAGATACTGAATCATATATTCCTGATCCATTTGCTGATAATGATTGTGGTAAAGATGCAATTTTACCGATTAATGTGTCAACACATTTTTTAGCAATTCTATAAGTTAGTTCATCATAGATATAATTTAAGAACTCTTCTCCTCTTAAATCTAAAACTTCATCAGATACTGATATCCATTTCTTGATTGATTGAGGTACTAAAGTAACTATACCTAAAACTAATTCTTCTTCATTTACTTTTCCATTTCCTTCAGTATGAATTGATGCATCTGTTGAAGAAACTTCAAATTGTACTTTATAATTTCCTTTAACAGCAATTCTTCTTACTAATCCTGCAAGTTCATCTCTTTCCCAAGCAGTTCTAACTGCAGCATCTACCATATCAGGTACTTCTACTACTGCACTATTTCCTGTAGCATATCCTCCTGTAGTTACTAATGCTCTAGCTTCTTCTGACATTTCATAACTATCAACTAATTGTGATTTTATATATTCAGCATAAGCTTCAACATATTCTTTTGAATTTCTTAATTCTTTGTTATCCATTTTTCTCTCCTCTTTCTTTACTTCTTTTACTTGAATACTTTTGCTTTCCATTTCTTCTGCAATTTCTTCATTTTTTTCTTGTTCTTCAATTTTTTCAGCTTCTTCATTTAAAGCTTCAACTTCATTATTTAGTTCTTCTACTTTTTCTACTGAATCAGCCTCTTCAACTTCTGAACGAATTTCAGCTTTTCTAGCTTCAATTTCTTCTTTTCTAGTCATTGCTACTAGACCTCCTCACATTTTTTGCTTCTTTTATTCTTTAAAGACTACCTTAAAACATAAAAAGTCTATTATTGCTATTCCAGCATTTATTAAAACGAATTAGTTTGTTATTCCAACAAACAAAAAACAAGTTATTCCAACTTGTTTTTCATAATCGTATTAACCTAATTTTTCTAATACTTTATCTTTTAATTTTTGAAGTTCTTGTTTTCTTATTTCTTCTTCATGTTCTTTTCTAAGTTGATTTCTTCTTTCTAGGAACTCATCATTATTATTTCGAGCAACACTTACATCGGTTGCATTATAAAATGGCTGATCTACAACTGATACATCAAATACTTTTCCAATTTTAGTAATTGTTCTTGTATCTGTATCATAATCGTATGAGTCTTCATCTACAACAAATGCAAATGATTGTTTATCTATTAAACCACTATCTATTGCATTGTAGATATCTCTATGTTGTTGAATATTATCTTGTAATACTGCATCCATGAATAAACCTTTTTCATCAACACTTAAATTAAGTGATTTATTTCGAGTTCTAGCTAAAACCATGAATGTATCTTCATGATTATATCTTAAAACTACATCAGACATATCAGCTTCATTAAAAGCATTATCTGCTATAACTTCAGTATATCCATATGTTTCTGGGCTATTAAAAACTGCTGCATAACCTTTTATTTCCATTTTACCATCGTCTGTTTGTTCTGTTCTAAATTGCATATTTAATTTTCTAATTTCCTTCATCTTCTTCACCACCTTCATTATTATCAGTATTATTACTATTATCATCAGTAACATCATTCATAACACTATGATTTTGATCTATTAAAATAACATCTCCACCTTCTCTAGGTGCAAGATTAAATACTTCTCTTAATTCATTTTGTGTCATAATATTACTTCCATATCTCAACAATTCTATTTTAGTTTTATTAGATGCATATTGTAATGCATTTGATTCAAATATTATTTCATTACCAAAATTCTTTTCTGTTGGTGTAAATATTTTGTTTGAAAATTCTAAAGACATTTGTAATCCTATTGGCTCTAATATTGATTCGTAGAATGCATTCCATTCATCCTCACTATATTTTGATTGAATTATTGAATCGTTAATACCAAAATAAGATAAAATCTTTTCATCAATTGCTTTTGTTTGTGCATCACTTGCTGTTGTTGGCTCAATTTTAACTGGATCAAATGTTGTTGTTGCATCTAATCCACCAATACCACTTTTATCTCCATTTTTAATAAAATCTTTTACAAATTGATCACGCATTTTTTTAACATCATCTGGCTTTAACATTGCTTTAGTACTTTTTAAAACACCTTTAATTGATTGAGTTGTTTTAATTGCATTGATTATTCCTTCATCTAATACATGCTTTATTGATAATGCTTTTACGATTGGCTCTGTTTTTCCACCAAATATTCCATCTTTACTAGTAAATCGTGTTAAATGAATACAATCATCATATGGAACAAATTTTTCTTTACTTCTTCCAAATTTATATTTAACAAATAATTTACCTTGATATTCATATAATTTACTTTCTTGAAATTCTAATGGATATAATCCTGTTACTTTTAGATTGTTATCTCTTTTAACATATACAATTGAATCGTTATACATCTCTAAATTGTATATAACTTGATAATAGAATTTATAAGCATTCTGTAATTCATTTGGTTGTTTTGCAAGTAATTTATATAAACTATCTTTTACATTCTCCATTTTTCCACTAAAATTACGAATATGTCTTGGATGCATTTTTGCACCATTTCTTGCTATTGCATCTACACATTTTATAACATCAGGATCATTCTTAAAATCACCTTTATATGGTGTAAATACTGCTTTGCTATCATCTAAGATTTTAACTTCTGTAGCACTATCAGGAATTTTGGTGCTATTATCACTTCCAAAAATTCTACTTAATAAACTTCTTTTCTCCATACTAGACCTCCTCACTTATATAGTTTAAATATTCTTGTTGTTGATTAATATAAATAACATAAGCATCCATTAAACTAGATGCTCCATCTATTCTTTGCCTTGATTTTTCTTTAGATAACATTATGTTTTCATTATCATCAACCTTTACTACTATATTTGATAGATTCCACTTTAAAATAGGATTATTATTATAATTGATTTTTTTGTCCATCAAATCGGCTTTCATTTGTTTTAATGGTGCTGATTCAGTTTTATATCCTTGTCTTACTTCTTGCATTGTAAAACCATATTCCTTCATCTCATCGCACCAAAATTGAGCATTCCAACTATCATATCCGACCCATAATGGTCTTAGATCTAATTCTTGAACTTGTTCTAAAAACCATTTAGTAACATCGTGATAATCTATTTTAGAATCACCACTTAATCTTAGCCATCCTGCTTTTAACCATTTGTCATATGGAATCTTATCTTCAATAACTTTTTTTTCTAATGAATTGGTTGGTATCCAATACATCTGCTTTATTCTAATTTTTTTATTCTTTACTCCTAAAAGAGTTGCACATGTTAAATCAGTTGTACTTGATAAATCACAACCACCTATACAATAACAATCCTTCCAATCAGTATATATTTCTTCATTATTTAACTCTTCAAATGTTAGCCATGCATTAATAGTATTTTGTCTAACATTAAAATCCTTGCATAATAAATTAACTAGTTCTATTGGATTAGATTTTGCTCTTTCAACTTTTTCTCTTAAATTTTTAATTGATTTTATATTACCTAATGCTGGATTAGCTTTATACCAACATTCTTCGTTAGTCCACTCTTTTTCATCATCTAATTCATAAATAATTGGTAGCAATGCTTCATCTATTACAGAACCTTCAATAACTTGTTTTGCATAGTCATATTCAATATCAAAAACATTTTGTCTAATTGTTCCCATTGTACTTGTTTCTAATAATAGAGGTTGTTGTCTAGCACTCATTGAATCATACATAACATCAAGTAAATTTTTATCCTTCCATGCATGAACTTCATCTGCTATGACTAAATGTGCATTTAAACCATCTAGACTATTACTATCAGATGCTAATGCTCTAAAGCTTGAATCTGTGGCATCATAATATATTCCACCAATCAAACAACGAATCCTTTTAGCTAAGCAGGGCGATTTCTTAATCATTTTCTTTGATTCTTCCCACACAATTTTACTTTGATCTCTTTTAGTAGCAACTGAATATATCTCAGCACCACCTTCACCATCTTTGGTTAGCATATAATTAGCTATTCCTGAATCTAGTACTGATTTACCATTTTTTCTAGCAACAAATAAAATTGCTTTTCTATATTTTCGGAGTCCTGTATCCTTATCAACGAAACCAAATAAAGATTGCAAAAATGCTTTTTGAAACAATTCTAATTTTAATGGTTTCCCGTTCCATTGTCCTTTACTTTGTCTGCAATATTTTTCTATAAAGTGAATACATCTTAAACTCTTCTTCTCATCAAACACATATGTGTGCGTTTCAGTTTCTTCTGTTATTTTATTAAAAAAAGAAACCTCTTTTGGTTGCTTGATTTCATTTACTAATCGTTTGTATATTGTTTTCACTTTATCACATACTTTATTCGGATTATTTTGAATCCATTTATAATATTCTTCAATGTATGTCATAGTTCATCATCGTCAAAAGTATCTTCATTATTAAGATCATCTTTTGGAACGAGATTTATTAAATTCTTATAAAAGGTATCATACGTCTTCATTAACTTGTTGTAACTTGCTAATGCTGGGCTTTCTCTTAAAAAATCTTGTTTCCCATTTATGAAATGTTCAACGGCTCCAGTTGTTTTAATATCTTTCTTTAATTTTTTTAATGTTTTTAAAATGAAACTTAACTCATCATATATCAAATCAGCTTCATTGTGTTTGTCGTCTGGTATCTTTTTCAAAATTTCTTTAAGTTTTGAATTGTTCATACAAAAATCACCATCTTTCTCCAAATCCCTCCCCTCATGCGTGAATCTGCACATTTTTTGAAGG